TGGACACACAAAAAAGAGAAAACAATTTTGTAAAGATATTTTGTGTACGATCAAATATCCAATGAGGTTCCACACTGACTTAATGTTAATTACTGAATTTATCGACAAGCCCTCCAATATCATTGAAATCAAGATTGACATGGTAAAAAACATCGCACAATTTTTCTAAGGTTTGAATAGCCTCAACTCATACTGATCTATGATTATTATTAGTTATAAGTGGAAAATAAATTTTTAACGGGAGTTTTACAACTCAACAACCAACAACTGAGACTTTTATTATTAATCACAAGTTCCTGTGAATATAATTTGAATACAAAATCATAACTTCTTGTGTATACTTGGTATAGCTATTATTTATAGTATAAGCACTAATCATAATTATAACTTCAAATTACTATAACTCAACATTTAGGTAAGAATTAACTATATTATATCCATCTGTGATGTCATTTAAATGCATAAACCACAGTAATTTTTCTTAATTGATAGAGTATATGCAGTGAGTACTGTTAGTTAGTACTAACATGATTAGTATACAAATATCATTTTATATTGCATGATCTTTTAAAGCTCAACAGGAACCTGCATGTGCAGCCCTCACTGTGTTTCGGTATAAATTACGCATTGCAGTCATGTGTATAGGTTTTTTATAATAAACCTTGCTCTCGGTCAGGTAGATGTATTGACAGCAATATCATTTAATGTTTGGAGTCATATTGCGATGCCTCTAAGGGGATCTTAAGCGTTAATACCATTAGGATACAATCCTAGAAACCCGGTTAATCTCTCCATTAATTTTGCTTCTGAGTCTTGCATACGGGTTAAGTAAAGAGTTTGAATTAAAAATCGATCTTCACATGAGCAGTCCCTTATATGGTAAAATCGATTGCAAACATTGATTAAGTCAGGAAGTGTTCTGAGTTCTTCCTGCCAAAGACAATTATGCTTCAGTGCTTGCACTACGAGATAAAATTTAAGGTAGTCATTGACTAATTTTGTAATCCGGCCCTTTGTCGTTTTGATGAAGTGGTATGTTTGGGTTCGACTTTGTCGTTGCTGATTATAGTCACACACTAATTCTCTAATCTCTGCTTGCAAGTGTGTTAAATGGTAAAGGATCGAGACCAGTGGACCCTTCCGTGAATCAACTAGGTTATATCGATGGTAAAGAACCTTTTCCAATGAAGGGAAACCCAAATTAACATAACTCAAGTGCAAATTAATATCAGCATATTGCACTAAATGGCTAAGCCAGTATGAACTCCTTTGAACTTGGAGTCGTAGCGCTGTTTGGATGACTTGCATACAGGTAGCATGACCCTGATGAGGCCGTCGTCGAGAGGCTGAAAGGAAATTTGAAAGACATAAGTACCATTCGCTTGACTTTGGACTCGAAGTAATAGGTTTAATTAAATAGCCGGATCCGAATAAAGGGGCAAGATGGTCATTAAGCCACAGGAGACCTTCAATATCACTTAAAAAAACCTTTATAATAACAATCTTTAGCACCCTTGTATCAATGTGTGAAACAATTAATTGCTGAATAGCCTCATATAATTTTGACCGATTAATATTTTCTGTCGTTTCAGCATCCATAGTCATAATCTCAACTTGTGTGGGGATTCTAGATTTCTGGTCAGTGAACCATGCAGGGTTAGTGATATCAGTAACCTGGCTAGCAGAATTGTTTAATATTACATTTATTTGATCATCATGAAGTTTGGCCATTACAGGAAGGAGCATTCGAGGTGTGGTTGTCCCAGAAACTATTTCTGCCTCGATGCTATGCTCTGTAGCTAAAGTGTTAAAAAAGATTGTTCTGACCTTATATTTTTGTAGTAGTAATAAGGCACCTGACCCTTCTCCTTCAGCTAGAGTCACAGCAGTTTTGAAACTATCGAATTCCCAGAGAACCTCATCAAGCTTATAATGCATTGAAGATACAACCCCTGTAAAGCGACAGTATACAGTGGTATCTGGAATTGCCTTTAATTGTCGAATTAGTTTGGTGATTTCAGTTATATACTCTGACTTTTTAGCTGAGGGAGTTCTGTAGTCGTTCTGTGACAATGTAAAAAATGGTAGGACAATTCGGTGTGAAGCTTGAACGGCATTTTCTTCTTTGGAATCGCAGCCCTTGGAGGTTGTTGAATCATCTTTTGCGGCATTGGATGGTGTTTTACCATGATAAATTCGGCTGGATAGGGCCTTGATATAGGTCTTGGATTGTTCGGCTGGTGTGGAAGCTGTTGGCAATTCTCTTTCTTTATCATATTCAAGTTTCTCAAAAAATGCGCTTGAACCTTGAGTTCCTGACTTAGATTTGGGGATGCTTGGTGGGTTTGAGGCACATTTAACAGAATGAAAATTATCATATGGTATGGGTTTAACTGTCTGTTCTTCGGTCGATCGATTTTTGGGCCGTCCTTTGTGCCGGCTCCTCCAATAGGCAAGTGATGCATGGAAGAAATTACTGGCAGTGCTCTTGCACATGTAAACTAGATTATCGGACAACTGTTGATTATTTCTGTCTTCTTGGAATTGGATGTTGTTTTGAGGGGATTCATTTTGCAGTAAGGCTATAATCAGATGTAGAAAGCTATTAATTGGATCTGGATTTTGTCCCTCCAAAGGGTATATAACCCACAGAGGAATAGCTGTCTTGTATTCCACGATCCATTTTTTGATAAATTGAAGGAAGGAAGAAATGGCCACTCGAAGGAATAGTCTGGTAGCATCCGAAAGCCCTCGATCACCTGCCGTACCCCCGATGTAGATTGAAAAATGAGGATCAATACTCATTAGTCTTGATATCACACTAACATGTTTAAAGGTGGGCTTAAGTATCCTCAACGAGCGATGTGGCAAATTATGGATTTGAGTTGTTAAGTAATACATAAAATGACTGAGGTCTAGCTTTTTGGTCCTAATAATGGTATTCCCTAAGTAATAACTCACGATGGCGCCGAAACTATAGAGGAGCCCAACCTTAGGATATGTGAGAAAGTGAGTTGTGAATGATCGTGTTTCTCCACTGCTAATGGGGTCTGTGGATGAGTTATTGCTGTCTGAGATAATGGACTGAATGATGGTTTTCGCAAGTTCCCACCCAGATAGATGAGGAAATCTAATCAAATCCTCCTCTATGATATTGAGCCTTTGGCCCTTGAAAAGTGGATTATCAAAGGATAGGTTGCAATTAAGTCCACCTTTTAACGGATTGTTATCATAAATTAACTCATTCTCTCGGTACCTTGTGAGATCCAAGGAAAGCGTAGACGTGTAGGTTAGGTATTGAGCTGGGACTTCCCGTGTGCAACACTGTGAAAGATGGAGATGGGCACGATTATGCTGAATGGAGGATGTTTCGGTGTTCCGAAATCGTAAATCAAATAGGGCAACCGAAAAATTGATTACATTTTGAAAGATGATATTGCTGTCCCTTGCTGATTGCCCCCCACCTGAGAACTCCCCGAGAGTATTTGTCGACACCACCAATCTCGTCGCGGAATTACTCATTCTATTTGCCATGAAAGAATGAGGGCTGTATTGGTCATTATACCGATGTACGATGTTCCCTGAATAATGAGAAGGCGTCATTTGAAGGATCTCCTGCACACTCAGGTTTACTCGTGCCTCTACAAAAGGTTTAACTAGCAAATCACTATTGGCACCACCTTGGGTAACCCATGTTAGTCTAGATGTCAACTCTATTGCTTCACGTAAGGCAGCAGAGGGACACTTAGGCTTGATTGCTGGCTGCCCAATCTTGTCCTCTGTTCGAGACCCGATGTAAGGTACACCGTCCCCAATGGTCCAATTTAACCGTGACTGATTCGGCCATGCACTCACAACTTGTTTCTTAATTGCAATTGACACAAATGGCTCTCCTTTTGGATTTCTAGATTTTGCACATTTAGGGCATTGTTCGTACGATTTGAGCCAAAACACATTAAATTGTTCTAACATGCAAGGAAGTGTTGCACCAATGAGCTGTCTTCCCTCTAGTATGTGTGCCCAGGTATATTCACGTAAAATTTGCGCCAAATCAACTGTACAAGAAACTTTTATTAAAGCATCTGCTAGAACCTGATCACAGTGGTCTAGGTAGCTAAACCACAAACTCCATCTCTGCAGTGTGATTTTCCTCAACCTATCTAAAATAGGAGTCTCTGCATTGTTATTGATGACTTTGGAGGCTAGCAAGGTTCTAGTCCCTTCTAAATAACCTAGGATCTGCAAGCGCTTCCCACTCGGAGTACGAGAGAATATATCAGCAGCAAACCGACTCATTACAGGTGTTGAAGAAAGTAGCCATTTACATACCATCTCATCTTCTAAATCGGCTGAGGAGTGAAACAATGTGTTTATTAGCTTATTTTTTGCACTCAATGTGATTGTTCTACGCACTATCTGACGTAAAAAAGATGTTAGGTCTTGTGACCCAGGGACATTCAATCCGCTTGGGTTGAGTACAAAGTCAATTGCACTACAGTTCCCGGGGTTCTTGGCAATTAAAGGTAGAAATAAGTCGTCCATGTTGATCATTTGCAGGTAAGTCCTAAGTTGGAATAGGCCGGAGGTCACGGGGTCTCCAAGGTTGCGATAAAAACATTTCTCTGGGTTTAAAAACGATAAACCTCCTAGAACTTGAGGTACCGCTAAAGCAAGAGTGATAGTTCCGAAATCCAACGGTTTGCTTAGTGATAGTTGACCTAGATCGGTTCCTTTGTTGAAACCAAGGTGGTGGTATTGGAGGATCCTAACGGAGAAGAATGTATGGAATGCGGCAACCACCCGGCAAGGGTATACATGTCTAGTCTCGGATATAGATCTCTCAAATGCCGTTCCTATACTAGCCAGAGTTCCCTGAAGGTCATCAAAGATTGCATCTGACAAGGGAGCAATCCTGGTAGCAGTCTTGAGTGATTGTGGCAATTGAACGCCATTTAAATATTGCTTCTTACCGAAATAAATAAAGCCTGAATGCACAAAAGTCTCATCTGGTTTTAGGAAGATGCCACAGGCACTCGTGACTTTGGCTAAACTGGCTGCTACGCGAGCAGCATTGTCCTCGGAGCTATGCTCTTGCTCATTGGAATCTGTCTCTAGAGGAAATACGGAAAGAACTGTGATGCATTGATTATCACCCATTACCGCAGATCTCAATTTGAAACCAGTCTTGATCTCAACTAATGAGATTTGTGCACATGAAATGCTGGTCCAGAGTTTCTGTTGGAGTCCCTCAATTCCCCCAAGATGACCACGGTAAGAGCTAGGGCCTTCCGGGGGATCTTCCCGATTTTCTAGCGAAACTCCATGAGGGGGATTATAATAATCACTTACATGTATATAACATTGCGGTATCGTATAATGCATCCAATTGAATAAATTTTTTACACCATAACATCGATTACAGTATTCAATAAATGGAGCTGTAAACTCATATCTAAATGCCAAGTTGTATTTTTCTAGGTCGGTAACAAAACTGCTGCCTCTAACAGTGGCATTCTCACCGAAATCGTCACTTGTGTGGTGCCACGACGCCTGGTGCAAGAGGCTTTCCTTCTGCTCACGCTCTGTTACAACCATCATGTTACTAGGAAAGGCTTTAGCTAATCCATCTGCCAATAAGGCTTCACATAAAGTTTGAACATTACGTGTAGGATAAGGTAGCTTACCAAAAGCTCGTCCTACATTTAATTCTTTTTCCTTAAGTGAGAAAGAAAAATTCCGGTATTGTGGAAGTAGATAATCCAGGCGCTGGGCATAAGTGAGAACACTATCAATCGAGAAATTTTCTTGTTCAAGAAACTGTTCAGGAACCCTCTTAGTTGAGAACTTGTTTGGAGGACTATATCCAAGAACATTAGGCTCGAAAACTGCATCCCAACATGTTTTTTCCACTGCGGTAGCGCGATCCTTAATGAAAATACTCAAGTCACTAATAATCTTGGTGGAAAATAAGGGAGGATGATCAAGGTGATAGAATTCCCACAATAAGTCTTTAATCATAGGCAGTGGCGGAAATTGGTTCCTCTTAATGTAAGAGTGTAAACCTGGTGTTAGATGTTTATCTGAGATTACACTATACCATGACCCTTGGCTATCAAAATAATGTTTGGCAATGCTGTACTTGAACACACAATATGTCTCAAAGATGATTACGGGACGCAATGCTTTTATTACGGTTGCATGTTTCTTTACTTTCTGAATAGCCTTCTCGCTATGTAGCACAGGATGCCCCCAATGCTTTTGCACTGAAAACAATTCACAGAGTTGTTGTGGTGTTGACTTTAAATTTACTAAGATTCGGTGAAATTCCCTCATCTTCCAGTCTTGTTGTGACTTCAATCCCCGGCCCTCAATAAGTTCTTCAAGTGTGTGATTAACGGCCAAATGCATTTGAGTAAGGAATCTCCCTTTCCTCTCAGTGTAATTTGAGCACAATTGGATCTTAGCTAAACATAGTGGTTCTAAAAACTTTATGACCTTATAACCTTCTGAACCCAGTATCGAGATTAAGTAATCCCCTGCCTTATACAGATTAGAGATTGTTTCAGGTTGTGGATAGTCAGAACAGATAGAATCTTCTAAATTTGCCAATGCTGCAATGAGTGTGGTATTGAAACGACAGGTTATGATGTCCTTACACATAATTAAAACATCTGCAGTGGAAACTGACACGATATGTGTGTGACCTTGAACCGCTTCTTTGAAGATTGATGCGTGATACCAGTCCTTAGCTGCATGAGGAATCCCCTCTGTGTTGAGTGACAACAATGACAACGGTATTTTCCAGAAAATATAATCACCGTACCCGAGAATGTCTATTAAATCGTCATTTGCAAACCATGTTGAACGGTTATTCCCTCGATTCAGGCGCCCTCTACGCGTTAGGATTGCTAAATCGTACCAATAAAACAATTGTTGCAGAAATTCATTATCATAAATCAAAGCCTTAATCTTTGGCTCAAAATTTTTTCCAACATTGTCATCGTGTACTCCAACATGCCTAAAATAGTATCTTAAAAAACGTGCATCCTGCAAAACATAACTTACTATTTCATCTAAGAATTGGCTGCACTTTGGTTCGACAGGGCATAAGCCCTCCCCGGATAAAGTTCGTAAAAGTAAAGGGGTCAAGTAATCTATCGGCAATGTAACTATTGGAACATCGCTTAAAAATTTTGTAACCGTAGCATCAAATTTGAGGCGGTAAATATGTTTTGGTAGTCTACAATTTTTCAACTGAGGATTTAATGAGTATGAAGAATACAGACCGCAAGCACGGGTGACAAGATCACATTGATCTAAGACAATGGGTGAAGATAATCTTGCATCTGGATATTGTGTATGTTGAGTTGCCATATTAAAATTAGAGGAAGAAGTTTGCTCGTGTGTCCTCTACAACGGAAAGACCCCACAAGCACTTTTTCTTAATCTTCCTCAAATCATTCTTAGTAAGACTACATAACACTTGCTCTTATTTAAAAAGTCCTCCTTAATATTAGTGATAAGCTTAAATTGATAGACTTTTAAAAGGAGTAATCCACAACTCAGGTTAGTTAGCCAGAGCTATCTAGCATTTAGTATATTATTAAGTAAAGATTGATTAACTTGTCTCTTAGTGCGAGTATATAATCTTTAGCAATTCAGAAATTCTCTAGGTGTTATTGGGTTATAATATTGTGGTGTCTTTTATTCAGGTTATGATTTATTATTAGAATGAGCAAAAATTAGCCCACTTCGTCAAAAGGGATTAGGGATCTTGATTATAATTGTATCAAGTTAGAAAGGAAATAAAAGAGATGCAGTTACAAAAAATGATGGTTGGTAGCGTTGGACTATATTGCCAGGGAGCTGTTAAATTCCAGAATCAAGGCCTGCATCTTAGTTGCGGGTTTTTTGATTAGAGCCTTGAAGGTTGATTCATGCAGGAGGGAGAACTTGACTGGTCCTGGTTTCTTTTGATTCATGGCAGATTTATCAGGCTCCTGTAATTCTACCAGGAAACCCATGTTGGTTCTTGTGATGATAATGGTATGATTTCTAGTGCCAATTTCGATACTGCTCAAGAGTCCATTGTAGTTCACGACATGTAGTGCGTCCAATTGACTGATGAATTTCAAGATATTAGAGCGCACTAATGATAGCATCTTCAAGCTCAGTTGCTCTTTAGCGTGCTGCGTGCGCATTTGAAAATGGTTTGTGTTTGTTGTAAGAAGCCAATCGGAGACTAAGCTCAGGGCTCCGGCCAACGGTTCTACCAAGGATTGGTCAATTAACTGGTCTTGAATACCAGCTGCCAGAATCACTCGTAATGCCCAGAGGGGAGACTCAATAGTAGAATTTGAATTTTGAAATAAATGAGGAAATAAATTCCTTGTCATCGACCATGCAGGAGCGAAGTCAGCAGTTTTTAACCGATGCAGTAGAGCCATCCCTTTCTGGGCGATGTCAAATTCAATCCCAACCCAAGTCACCCGCCACCCCTGGATAGTCTGATCAACTAAAAACGTGCACAAATCACTCAAAACAAGCCCCCTCTCGAGGTCCTTTTTAGGTGAAACCAAGTTGTACCTACCTGTTGCCTTAGCCATTGTGTTTGCAGAGAGCTAGTATGAAACAAATCCCTATATTAGTATCGATCTTGTTCCAGATGTCAGGCTAACCCTAGCTGTGTGGCACGTTAGACAGCCTTAAGGATATTCTAGTCGGTCTTTTATTCTAAGAATTATTTCACTTCTGGGGTAAATCCTAAATCACTTATACAAATTATGCCTTATGATAAATTGGTTTCGATATTATCTGATTACAAGCTAATTAAGTCAGTAATTTAGAGAAATATTATTAAGATAATGATTGTCGTAAGTAATGAAATTGAGAGTGATGCTAGTAGTTTCAGTTATTTGAGAGAATTTAATCCTGATAACTGTTCTGAGCAAAAACTCAATTATGTTGTGACTCAGAGTGGAGCTACAAAAGATGAAGATCCTTGAACAGAGTCTAACTGGAACGTTTAAATCACAAATATGTGTTCCTTGGACATCTGCATTAATCTTCATCACTTGTTTTTGGAACTGACCAATCTAAAGGGGGCAACAATATGTTGTTGTTCACCATTGTTCCCTCATTGCTTGATTAATTATCTCGGATCTCCGGAGATAGGAATTTAAATACCTAGGGATTTTCTGGTTTTCCAATTATTTTTTCTTAATCAAAGTATTTGCCTAATGAGTAATTTCAAATGAATACAATATAAGTGATTAACACATCGAGCCGTGACCAATAGGTATAGTATTGAGCCGTCGTGGTGCTAATCCTGTAAGTTTGTGTAGCGTAATAGATTCAGCCTTATTTTTCAATGGGAAAAGACAGTATATTGTGGCCACAATGTGAATACAATTATCACTGGCGAATTGCAACAGGATTGAAGATCATTCGTGTTGCTAATCACAGACAGGATTTCACTTATGCTGGTGTTTTGTTAATTTTTGCACTTGTGGTTTAGTACTGATTCTTATCTGCGTTGAATAGGGAAATTATGGTAGATTCGACTGTGGAAGATGTTAATGGGGGCCACCTTCCTCTGACCATGCACGTGTCTCGGTGTAGGTTGAGGTCTCGGTATCTTCTGATTGAGGCACTAGCAGCCTTAATCCTGAAATAACAACAGATGAACTTTCACAGGGTAATTGTAAAGCAATATTAAGAAATGCTGTTATAAACATGATCAAGGACTGTCGGTCCCATTGTTGCCATAGGGCTGCCTCAAAATTTCCGCCTTTGTCGCTATGTAAGCGCTGATACACTTCAAGAACAGATTCTGATTGATCCTGTCCTAGCCCTTCTCGTCGTAGATGACTCTCACACAATAGACTAAGCTGGGATTTTGAGAATTTCCTCGTCATGACGGCACAAAGGGTTAGTAATGCTCTTAGTCTTGAGTCATCAATGCCCTTGATATCTTGTTTTGACCAATACTCCGCAGTCTCCAAAAGTGTCAATAGTGTAATTTTTGGGCCGTCTTTTTGTTGGAAATCATCTGCAATTGGATTTGCTAATCGTGTATCTTTAGGAGCAGTGATGTTCAATTGTTGTTCAAGGGAGCCGCAGGTTTTCCGTGCAATCAGCAAAAGCAGCTCCCTATCTGTTAAACTTTCTAGTTGATGGTCCTTTTTACAAAAATTGCTGTCACACAAAAATCCTTTCCTTAAGGTAGGACATATGTCCTTTGGTGCTGGTGGAACTGTCAAAGAATCAGTACGCTTCCGATGAAACACAGTCGGGACTCGAACTTGGGAAGAGCTCCTAGGTGTATGATATTCGCTGCGGTGGCTGTCTCTGGAGGATGATCTTGTTCTTACTTGATGACTCGGCCCATCTCTTGCACTCTGTCGAATAGTTCTGCTACGCCCTCTCTCATGAAATGAGTCCATTAGGACTAACTTGTGTTTTAAATGCCAATTCTGATTATATGTTCAGAGAAATCCCCAAGATAATTTTGTAAGTTAGTAAATATGTAAATAGCAGGCAAACAATTATCAACATGAGTAAGGTTTGCTATGTGTCAAGGAGGTAGGCTATAGTAGCTTCTGGTAAAATAATATGTTTTGAGATGAAGATTAGTGACAATCACAAGACTGTCTTTTTCTTAATCTTCATCAAGTATCTTTTTATTACAGTACAAACTTAGTCAAGTCATCTGGCTGTTCTAAATACCCTGAGAATTAATAAAGTTCTAGATTTTTGAAGGTAATTAGGATTATTAGAGGGATCTTCTTTTGACTTAATAGTTGATTTTTGCTGAAATGTATTAACTATAGGAAGCAGAAGCAAAAGCTTATTTTAGAGGCCATTATGCTGGTACAGAGTCGGACTAGATTAGAGTAGAAATTTGCAAATACACAGCAGTGCTATAACTGCGATTATTACCCCCGTGATCCCGATCCCGGCAGGAACCCATTGCCTCCACCCTGTCCACCAATTGTCATTATCTGTTTGATCTGGTAGAGGTTTATCAATGAAATCATGAATGATTTGATCTATTTTGTCAGTAATGTTCTTAGTCCAATCATGGGGCTCAATACAGCAATCTGGGCCTAAGATGTGGCACGTTCCTCCCCATCTTTGGAGTAAAAAGTCGATGGCTTTTCGATTCAATATAGAGAAAGTGCGCAATTCCGTGGTAGCACGCAAGAATAACTGTAGGGCTTGAGTCGTCTCATTTGCTAGCTGCCTCAACCCGCAAATTAGCCCATTTTGATTGTGCATTATCCCTTCCGTATAAATTCCCTCTGCTGCGGGCCCGAAGTAAGGTATCCAGGCTAAACCAATGGCAGCCCCTTCATCTTGGGTTGTCCAATAGTGTAGGTTTGGGTTGCATTTGGCTTGTGTTCTCAGGGTGATTTCCCTTCGGGTTCTTCTTGAGCCTGTCAGCAGATTTGCAGCCCCTCTTGTGGTGTTGGTGAGTGGTCCTGGCTCTGTAGACTCGCTGATGTCAATTGGGTTGGGTCGATTGCTGTCGGTGTCATGGCTTGTTGTCATTGTGGTGGGAATGTGAGTCTCTCGTGTGGTGGGATGGATTGTGCTGGTTGGGACTGGGCGGGGGGAGGGTGTTGTGTGGGAACTTGTCCGCTCACCGTCTTGAGGTGGTGTCGACGGGGTTGTGTTGTCTGGGGGATTGTTGGCGAGAGTTTCGGGGTGTGCGGTGTTGTTCCTCTCTTGATGGTTTCTGGAAATGTTTGGTGGTTCGTAGTGGCTGGTGGTTTGTTCCTCCATTGTGTCGGGGATCAGAGTTGTGGGGACTGTGTCTGGGGGTGGGGTCGGCACTGTGTTTTCCCTCTGGAGGTCTCGCACTTGAACCACTGAAGCGGGATCCTCTGGAACCAAGTCTTCGTGGTTCTTGGAGGTTTGGTTGTTGGCGAAGCTGGTGGGAGTGACCTTCGTCTTCTGGTTGCTGCCTGGATCCTGGGCTCTTGGTACAAATATGACAGACAGCTCTTCACTTGAAAGGGTTTTTGTGAAGTTTTTTTATTTTCCCAGAAGGCCCATTCACCTACGCCGGTGTCAACAGTAGGATTTACTTTCCAAATTAGTGTTCCTGTGGTGTTGCTGCGACGCCCATTAGTATAAATGGTCTCATTGAGTTGGACAAGAAATTGTGGTGTGAATCTTGGTTCAAGTTGCACATAAGTTAGATGATCCACTTGAAACAGAAAGTTAGTCATATTGGTCCCAAAATTGTCAGCCACATAATTAAGTGTGACTGTGTGGTAGTAGCTGGATGGGTCTGTTGTCATATTGGCCGGTTCATGTAGTGGTGGCGATTGGAAAAAGTCCTTTTTAGTTTCGGGGAGGATCAAGAAAGCCACAACACCTTCTGAAAACGTGGTGCTTCGATAGATGATTGTTGATGCCAGTCGATCATACAGGAAGAAAGCGCCTTCTTTGTGGAAAGCGTAACCTTCAGGGCACGGCCCTGTTCCAGAAACCTTGTGCACATAACGGCAGCGAGGGAAGCCTCTTACACCCTCAGGGGCTTCAGGTAGGCATTCGCTACCATCTGCTTTCTTGATGTCCAGGTTGTAGCAGTTTTCAGCCCACTCCCCAGCTTCGTAGTTCACCACTTTGGGTGGAACACCAGCTCGGAATCCCCATCTCTTCGTTGCTGTTGGTACATCTGTGGCAACTCCATTACCTTCTAGATTAAGCCCGACCGATTTCAGCTGACTTGTGGAGGAAAGTTTATCCCGGCACACCAATTTATCTATATCACTTACCTGGAGAGTGTTGTTGTGAACTACGCCCAATGGGATAGGGAAAACTTTGTGAAATAGGATTATTACCCAAACAAAAAATGATGTTTTTCTGAAGCGTTCACGGGGCAATTGTAGAATTCCTGATGTAACCATGATGACTGTGGTATATTTACAATTAACCAGCAAAGTGTTTGTCAACTACGGAAGATGAGTAATCACAAACTAGGTTGCTCTATTGACAAGTTAAATTGATGAGATGAAGGCAGCGCTCTAGGTCGCGTTAATCTTCATCGTGTTCTTTTTCTTAATAAGATTTGATACCATAACAATTTACTATCTGTGAGCAAAGGTACAATCTAAAAGCAACACTGTTAATAATGAACCCATTGAACAAATGTACTTCAAATTAAAGTGCGGTTAGTCGATTCAGGTTAATATTGGGGGTACAGTGGAGTTGGGTTGCTGGCGGATTTCTGAAAGCTGCATTGGGCTTGCGATGGTTGAGTTACTTTCCGGAACTATTTTCTGGACAGCAGCTTGCTATTGGGTCTATATGCTGCGGCAGCCCAATTGATACCTGTGTATGGATGGTGTTGCTGGTTGGATTGTGGTCCTGCATTTTAGCTTTCGCGTGGCGGTATTTTTTGGTTTTGATGAAGGTCGGATGGTTGGTTCGGTAGCCGGACGAAGGCCCTGGGGGTCGTGTGGGCCGGGCAGCCTCGGACTTCATGCTCATTTCTCGCTGACTGGAGGAAGACTAGCAGGAGAATGGCAAGTGTCACAGTCTTGAGTGATGACCATTGTGAGGTCTCCCTGAGAAATGGGATCCATGCCAATATACTTTGGTAGAAGAATAGGAATTATTGGTTGACCATTTTTTGTTGTGATTTTCTTTCCAGTTAGTCTGTGGACCAAGAGTTCCGGCACTTCAATACCCATAATGTTCTTGGCTGGATCAATCGGCACGAGTTTGAGGTCTTGGAGAAAGTTCATTATTGCTTGTATTTTATCAGGAGAAGTAAGATCGGAGCTGGATCCTCTTTTCCCGGTCTTCCCTGGCAATAGGATAGGTCTCAGTTTGGGATGAAAGGAAATTCCAGGACGAAGTATTCCTGTAGGACCGGTCGGAGTATCATCCGTCCAGGTTGCTGCCGGGAGAGGTTGAGTGATCAGCTTTAGAGCCGTCAGGTCAAAAGTGAAATACTGCGGCAATTGAACTGGAGGCAGCACAAACTCTTGCAAGAAGGCTTGATTTCCTATTCTTAGAAGCCGCAACGGGTGATCGGGGATCCCAGGACCAAGTCGATTGATTCTCACAAGCGGATTGGAGGTTTTGCCAAAGTGAGTGATGGTGTACGATGCGAGCATAATTGCAGCTGTAGTTGAGTCAAAACTATATGTTTTTTGATCAGCAACACCCAAGGGGAGCCATATAGGAATTTGCTTCATTAGTACCTTCGGCCCCGATATCACATTCACCATTGCCTCGAGTATAAAGGCTGATGAAACACTGGTTGGTGTATGACTTGGATGATCGATGTTATCATCAGCAATTGGTCGGAGTGAGTTGGAGGGTGTATCACTCATCATTACATCCGGTGCTGGAAAGTTCGGACCACTGGCAGTACTGTTGATACTAGTACTAACCGTTCTCATTGGGTAGACAGCCTCTATGTATTCTGGCGGTGCAGTAGGTAGAATTGCCCTCCTCATGGTGGTAGTGATCAACTTACTTAAAGATTAGATGAAGTATAAAGAATTAGCTCCTCTCAAGTAAAGGATGCTTTTTCTTAATCTTCATCACTTGTATTTTTGAGAACATATAAGGCTAGAGGACATTGGTTATTTTATTCTTAACAGTAGGTTGCATTGGAATTGAGATCGGGTCCTGATATGGCCTTGCGTTCTCATATTCCTGGAGATGGCATTATGGATATGGATCGTGTATCAATATGTTGGAAGCTTATTTTTTACGCGATCATACCCTGATTCCGGAAGGAAGCAATATAGGCGACTGTGGAGGTTGCGCAATTGTTCACCTTAGATTTTGAGTCCGAGTGTTTTTCCGTCTTGTAGCTGGAATATGCATACCCAACCCCTATCAATCTTTGGTGATGGTGGAACAGGGCGGAGGCTCTTTTGACACGCCTTTGGTATATCACCGCGTGACCGAATATGGATTACGGGTGGTGCTGCATCTTGGAAAATAGGAATCCGTTTGGTTATCTGAATCAGGGCACACTGAGGAGAGTCTCCTTCAGCAAGGCTGGCCTGAAATTCTGCATGAATTACATCAAGTGAGGAATTGTCCTTCCCTAACTTGCAGATAACTTGCACTAGTTGATGAAATGCTGTGCCAAAACCTGGGAGGTGATCATACATGATATTGCGCAAGTCTTTTGCGGATATGTCTGGTTTCCCAAAATTCTCTTCCGTTAGAAGGGCAGTACTATCCAGATTACGGAAGGCCTCTTGCACTTCCTTGGGTACCATATCCCCTTGTTTTCCAATTTTAGTCCTGATTGCATCCTCCTCGTACAATGAGGGCCCCGGTGGAGGACGTCCATGTTCTGCCCAGTATGCTTCAGTAGCTGCAGCAGTGGCAGTTGCACGACCAGTCGTCATTACTAGAAGATCATATTTGGCCACCATCTCTGCACAGGATCTATTTAGTGCAGAAACAATCTTGGTGATCTCAGACACTGGTTTCAGGCTACCTTCCAGGTCAGTAATGCGTTGCTCAAGTGATTCAGTTGCAAGGGTTTGTTTTTGTACGACAAGGGTTAGAGATGTTAGCATTTTCACAACCTCTGCAAAATCATGATTACAATTTGGGTCAGTTTGGGTCTGGACACTGCGTGTTTGAACACTTGGGGTTTTGATTTTGGAGTGGATCGAGGGACTTATACTAGGTAAGGTTTCAATTTCATTGAAGATATCGGTAATCGGAATCTTGCCTGTCATCAATTGCTCAGAGATCCACCCGGAAAGTTCCGGCCCACACGATCGTGTGCCTGTGGTTGTTGGTGGTGGGTTGTAAGTCACCCTTGCTCTGTTAGAGGTCATATTGGGTAGGGATTGTAAAATAGTTTGTGAATACTGGTCCTAACCAAGCGTAGAAGAAATAGCTCTGATGAAGGTTTTAATCTTCATCATATATTTTTTCTTAATGACAACTTGGGGAGGTTAGGGGGTTGTTGGTGTCCAGGGATCATCTTGGGGTGAGACAATACTTACATGCAGTGTTGTTGGTTTGGGGTTGTTGTTATGGGGTGGTGCTTCTGTGGTGGAGTTGGCTAAGGGGGTTGTAGTTGTCTTGGAAGTCGATCAAGTGTTGGTTGCGGTTGTGGGTGAACAGGAACATCATTAGGTTGCCTGTCTTGCCTGTGTACCGCGTCGGAGGTTCTCGATGTGGAGCTGTTTTGGAGGGAGGTTCTGGCATTCCGGCAGAGTGATGGGGTAGCTTGTAGTTAGGAGCTCAGTTTTAGAGGTCGGATCACCTGTGATGCTGGAGGATTGCCATGAATTTATTTCTATGATTCATCACAGGCCAGTAAAACTGCTGACCATCCATGGTTATGAATCTATTGTCTTCGTTCATGGCTTCCTTCTCGCTGAGCCAGGGTGGATACTCATCTTCAAGAGAGTCTGGATATGTATACTCCTTCCCATCACTAGTGCTGAAAATGATGGGCTCTTCTTTCATCATATGGTAGTAAAGGATGGCATCAAAAGGTCCTTGTGTTTTCAAGATATGTTGATACATTTCTGCAATGGATTGCTCCGACTGAGCATTGTTCCTGACATTGTCCTCATTGTTCGTTTGATTGGACTGTGCGGGAATGTTCTCTGAGGGGACAGAATCATCTACGGAGATACTTCGGTAGACGGGAGCGGGAGGTGCAGTGGCAGGCTTTGTTTCTGCTGCAGTAGTATCAGTGCTACCCTCGTCGTCTGATTCCAGGGGAGGAATGCTTTCATTGTCACCATCGTTGTGGTCGCTGGGGTCTGCTTCCTCGCTGATAGGAGTCAAAACCCTGGACTGTGTTTGAAGGGTTTGGTCATGATTTTCGGATCTGTCCTGTACTTGTGGCATTGGCTTGTCTCTGTATTGGTTGGGGGCTACCCGTGGGGATGCAGTTTCGCCTTGGTTTCCATCCTGGTCCTGTCCATTTCTCAGCTTTGTTGTTGCTGGTCTATCATTTTTTTCTGGCGTGTTTTGAGCCGGGTTATCAGCATCATCCTCGTCCTCAAGGTCAAAAAGAACTAGGTCATCAGGAGCACTTGCAGCATCATTTGCATAATCGCTGTAATTATTATACCCACCATCGTTTGGATCGATTATTACATCCGGGATTGTGGTATCCTGGGAGTCTGTTGGATCGTCATCGTTCTGACCAGAGTTCTCGTTATCATTGATTGGCCCTGGAAAGGGTATGTCATTGTCATCATCATACCGCCTTCCTGTTTTGAGGATAGAGGTGGAAGTAATAGCTTCGGTCAATTTGGCCAATCTCTCTTTCCGCAGTGTGACCATGGCTGTCGTCTGCTGGAAGCTGATCTCATTCTTTTTCTGATGGAAGTCTTTTAGGATTTTCTTTTCCTGATCATCAAGACCTAGGTGATCAAGTTCACGAGATTCAGCATATTTCTGCAACTGCTTTTCGGCCTCAGTGGCTGCTTCTCGCAGTTGTTGGTATTGCTCTCCTACATTGACTCCAGCCAGAGTGCTCCCATGTGCAGTTGCTACTCCCAAAGCAATTGCAGAAAGTTGAGGGAAAAGCCCATGCTCAAGATTATTAACCCCAGATAGATTCAGCAGACGAGCAAACGGGGCATATTCTCCATGTTGTGCTAGTGAGGCTAAAGCGGCCTTAAAAGAGCTCACCTCATTTTTGACTTTGGCTGTTCGCGCCAAGGGATGCAGGCGAACTCCGTGCTCTGTTTTTTGGAGGATATGATCAAGCACTGTTTTGACTATCAACAATCCGGAGAAACGAGCTTGAGCTACAGAGTTGGCAATGACGGCATCATTAGCATCATGCCCTGCAACCATATGCATTCCTTGATGTATTAGGAGGAACTTAATCAGGAAGTTGGTTCGCATTAGTCTGAAGATGACCATCATATGTCCCACCGATTGCCAAGATGTCGGGTATTGAATCAGACCTTGTTCTGCGTGCACTTGGATTTGTCGTTGAACCTTCTCCAGACAGGCCTTTTCTCCGACAACCAATTTTGGGAGAAACAGACTAGCAAATGAAAGAAATTGTCCAGCATTTGCTTCTGTTGTTTCCTCCTCGGGCATTGCAGCCAATGTTCTCTTGATGTTCTTTCCACTCGAGGCAGCAGGGAGTAGTTCCTCCAGGCGCTTGACACCTTCCTTTTTCTTCATCTCAAAACGGAATCCATGACCTTCAAGGTATTTTACCGCATTACTTTCCAAAAATTGTTTATAATCCCCTTGATAGGCATGATGCAGACATAGCATTAACAAAAAGCTATCTGCACTATCCTGGAAGTCGACGCCAGCCTCGAATGCCTGTATGATGAGTTGACATACTTCCTCCAGGTTTGAGATTTGGTAAACAGGAATGATTCTTTGTCTCACAATGCCTTGCTGGACGGACAATCCGGCAGTTAGAATCTTATGGTAGTCTGCTTCAACTTCAGATGTGTTATGCATCATCCAGGTTCTGATTGGACGAGGATCCATTTTGAGGTCTTGGATAGAGAATGTAGCACAATAGTCTACAAAAGGATCTTTGCTAATTCTAAGGAGGGATAGTCAGTCGTTTCACTATTTTGATTCTTGATCCAAATATTGGATTAGTATCTCTGTTGTCAACTTAATATTGTTTATGAATTCAGGGTCAGAGTGAGCAGCTGTGTCAATTTGTTGGCTGGTTTCGGCACGCGCTCTCTTCTGCTAAGTAAGTCCTGCGTGTTCTGCAGGCTCAGCAGATGTGGCCTAATGGCCCTTTGGGCCTGCTCTTGGTTTTGCCAAGGAGCAGATGACTTCTTCAGGCCAATTCTCAGTGTTGGTATTGGGGATCGATCCGTCGAGATTAGAATCTCAATTTCAATTTCAATGAGAGGAAAATCTTTAATCTTCCTCGTAGTTACTCGCACACAATAAAGATTCAAAATCCTTCATTCTTTTTGTGTGTCCG